CTTACCTTTTCCCTTCGGGGTTTGCGGTTGCTTTGCCTGTATTGCCTTGATCCCTTCGATGGCTACACCCATCAGAAAGCTTGCGTTCGGCATTGTAAGAATTGGTGCGTAGGCAGGATCTGCCATAGCTTGTTCATACAACTGGAACTCCTGGGACTCTGGATCGCTATACCATTCAAACAATTGACCTGCCTGCTGGTCTGCGGTTGCCTTATCCTCAATCCACTTTCTTCGTTGGGGTATTCCCTTTTTGATGGTTTGTTCGGTGTTACGCTTAATTAGCTTCAATTGCTTCTTGTCGTACTGTTCCTGACCGATCTTGATAAACTTGTTACCATCTTCGTCATAGTGAACATTATCACCTTCAAACTCATCCCAATCATCAAGAGTCTCAGATACCCAATCGAGTGTCTGGTTTAATGTCTCCGCTTCTTTGCCAAGTGCTTCAATAGTTGTTGCACTCTCAAGTCCTGTCGGAGTTGCCTCTTGTTTAGGGTTACCTCTTGAATCTGCCAACTCGTCTTCGAGTGCCCTGTTTTTTGCAGTCAACTTATTGACCCGCTTATACATGGACCCGCCAAGAAGTTTATTCAACTCCTTCTTCTCGTCGTCAGAGAGGGATTCTAAATCCAAATTATACTTTGAAAGAACGTCAAGCTGCTCGCTGGCCTCTTCCTCGTCATCCGAGTCATCAGGTTGTTCGTCAGCGTCCTCAGTTTCCTCTTCAGTTTCTACATCGACATCAGTATTTTCGTCAGTGTCTAATGTTTCTTCTTCAGCGGATGCTGTGGTTTCATCGTCGGACTCACCTTCTTCAGATTGCGGCAAGAACCGCTGTGTTAAATCTGCAAGAGAGAGATTGCCCGAACCTTCGTCCGTTACCTCGTTAGGGGCGGTATCCGTAACCCCGTCTTGTGTATTCATTTATTCAGCGTACTTGTCGCAGTAGCCTTGCTTATTTACTTGCTAGAAAAATAAGTCAAGAGCATTTTTTGACATACTGTGTACATTTTTTGCACACGACTACTTTGCGTGTAGGCACAAAAAAACCCCGCAGGAGCATATGCCGAACTCCTACGGGGCCACCAAGAATAACTATGTACAAATCACATAATCCTAAAAGCCTATGGCGTGTCAAGTCCTACCTGAAAGTAGTCCTCTGGTGCATCTATCTTCTTTAGTAAATCCCTGTAACACCGCATGATGCCAGTGTTTATTAAATGCTCGCTGGTATTCATCCCGCCTCCATTAGATAGGACAGGATTGGCTACATACTCAGCAGTCTCCTCGTTGGAGTCCTTGAGCATCTGCAAGAATACCTGAAAGTGGTGATTGGTTTTGAGGTCGTTGATTGCGACCACTAATTCTTTATTAGTGTATTCCATGAAGGTCAACCTTCACAAAAATAAACTACTGTCAAGCCCCTTGTTGCGTAGTGCCAAACTGCGTGGGCTGCGTACCTGTTCGCCCGATCACTGCATTCTGTTGTTGCTGTAACTGGAACTCAAGTTGCTTATAGTGCGTCTCGACTCGCTCCTTAAATACAGGTTCCTGCCCCATTCGCTGTTGAATATCAGGCTGCTTCATCCACTCTACCAGAACCTGCATCTTGGTTTGGTGTGCGTCATTAGGTCTAACATTTGGAAGAATACCACTTGAAAGCTCTGCAATCGTATTACGCTCCTCGGCAATAGCCTTCTCCGCTGCCTGCTCAACAGGCTGTAGGATCTGATTAGCTGCACCAGGAAAGAGTTGAGTGATCGCCCACTGAAGCAATTGCTGAGTATCCAGTGTGCCTTGCTTATCCAATGCCCCGCCAAGATCTGCTGCTGCCTTGACTCGCTCAATAACCTTAGCTGGATCTAGCGTAAATACATCGAAGCTTACCCAGAAATCATAACGCTCTCCCGCCTTACCCTTCTCGTACTGCTGCACGTTATTCTCACCGATCACACGGAAGTATTCCTGATCAGGGCCAAATTGCTGATACAGGCTAAACACCTGATCCATCACACAGGTATGGTGTCGCAACCACTTGTTGACTAATCGTTGTCTCTTGGCATCTGCCTCGACAGGATCTGTCTCTGGTCCAGCTCGACCAAGTTGTGCATTAATACTCGACTTTAAATACTCACGGATCTCCCTTGAGCCACCATCATAACGAGGAGTGTCTGCATACTTATATTGATCTGGTCGCAAGACTGGAACCTTAACGCCTGGGCCCCATTGAGTAGGAGGTTTGCTAATTGGGTGCATCAATGGCGGCAATGTGGTAATTGACTGACGATCAATAAATGCGTCCGTCTCTGCCTTTAATGCCTGCTGCCTACTGGCAACCTTCTCAGTTGTACTTCTTGAGGAGTATAGTCTCTTGCTGGTACGTTCCAGTGGAGTAACTACAAATGGATATTTGCCGTGGCGGTAGTCTAATAGCTGATGCTTGCCATACTTATCTTCTACTCCATAGCAAAAGACAGTACAGTAGATACCTGGCACTCCATCCTCATCAATAAGTCTTTGGTAGCAATAGATTACACGAATGGTATCATCGTTGGTATCCTCAGAGAAAAAAGTGGAGTCCCGATGGCGTAGGTATATATCATCTCCTGTATTTTGTATCCCACTTTGCTCTATCGCAGACTCCACAAAATCCGAATCCCACTCTTCGTTTTTCTCTTTATCCTTTAATTGCTCTGGGGTCATGTGGACCACATGAAAGCAGTAAGGCACTTCTTGAAAGTCAATCGTCCATGCTGGTGCAAAGAAGTCTTCGTCAGGGGCTAAGGTTCTGACGGCAGGCTGATTAGTGATAGGTTCCGCATAGTGAATAGTAGTAGACCCCTTTGTTCGCAGTTCACGAATCATTGCGTCTGCCTTCTTCTCAGAGACATTTAATGACTGAACCATTGTTGCGGTCAACTGATCATCCATTTCGCCAGCCATGAATTGATCCATAGCAGGTCCGAGTTGCTGGGAAAGTTCGTCTAGGGTGATCTCCTTCTGGCGTAGATCTTCTTTGTAGTTCCAGTAGATGTACTGTACGCAAAGACCCTTCTCCTCCAGATGATTAGCAGCAAGTTCGGCTTCTGGAAAATACTCCTTCATCTTAGCATTAATGAGCCACCGCATGAAGTTGGAGTTGACACCTGCCTGCCCTACATCGTTCATCTCGGCAGGCACAGCAACTACATTGGCTCGCTCAAGTGCTGCCATGTACATATCTACACGGGCCTCAATAGCTTCGTCAGCTTCAGGAACCTCTTGGTCACTTGCACCTTCCCACGGGAAGACTTGCCCTGTTTCTGAGTCTCGGTTGTGCTTACGAAAGTCATCAGACTTACCATTCCAGATGCAATTGCGTGTATCATAATCCCACTGCCTGCGGTCTAGCCACTCGGCAAGATCGGACTGAGTGGTGCGATACAGTTGCTGCAAGTAGCTAACGTTGGGTTCACCCGTAGGTGTGTAGATTAATTCCTCATCCGACAATTGCTCCATAATGTACCTCTTACTATAAAGTTATAGGCGGAGCGTCAAGAGTCATCTTGAGCCTCATAAGTAAGTCTTGGGACTTTAATTTCTTTTCTTTTAATACTTGTGGCAGAGCACACTATTGTCTTGAAGCTTATTTGATTTGCGTATTTTTTAATCGCCTCTTCTGGCGTACTTCCGTTGCCATGCTCTCCAACCAAAAAAGATCCATCTAGGACATCAACGTTACTAAACCTAGCATAGAATCTACCACTCGATTCCAAAGGAGTTTGTCTTTCATTAACAAGCATTGTAAGGTTGTTAATGTCAGCAAAATCCTCAATAGGCATCTCATTAATTTTGTTAATCACTGTTTTCATTTTCTTTTTTCTCTTTCGTTAAGATTCATCTTTATGCCACCAGATAACAATGCGATTCTCTTTCTCGATTGCCATTACCTCCCATCCTGCCGCACTCATATTTGCTAATACCTTTATTCTAATCAACTCCCTTTCGGTTTCTTTGTAGGTTTCTTTTATTGGTAAATCAACCTCAAATCGCTTATCAAGGAAGTGATGCATGTTGTGTTTTAAGCGAAATAATATCTGTTGCTCCACCCACGGAATTATTGACTCCGCAGCTTCCCTTATTATCTCAAGCTTATTGTCATTACTTAATAATTTTAATTGATCTAGTGTCTTCATGTCTTTTATTTGGGTAAAGAGACGGCAGCATAGTTAATCATCTTTGTCAATCCCTTGAACTACTATTGGTTCTGGATGCTTCTTCTCATATTCCTCACGGGCATACTCCATCATCTCTGCACGTATTTGTGCTACATCCTTACCACCGATGCGTAGTTCCTGCTTCTGTGAGATAGAGGATGGTCTACCTTTGAGAGTAAGAGAAAGATTGGTTAGTGCTACAAGAGCCTTTGGTAGTTCCTTGATCGGAATCTCTTCCAGATTATTGGCAACCCTGTCGGTCATCTTGTCTACCACATAGTCCATCTTATTACCAAGTCTGCGGAAGAACTCGTCGGCAGGATACCCACATAACTCCTGAAGCATCATTCGTGCTTCTGCTTGTGAGAGTTTACTATTCTTGGCTAGTTTATCTGCTTCCTTGTCGAGAGTGCTGGTCTTCTCAACCAGTGCCATAACCTGCCGCTGAAGAGATAATCCTTGCGTCTTGCCAACGAGGGAAGCGGTAAACTCTTCTTGTTGTGCAGGCTTATGTTCTCTTGGTTCCATTAGGTTTGCCATGTGCTTGACTTAGCGACCTACAACAAAAAAGTCAATTCGGTATTGACAGACGTAAGGAATTGTGGACGTTTAGCGAAGATGAGCGGCCAAATAAAGAAACTAACACGTAGCGAGATTGACCGAGGGGAGTGGTACAACGCCTCCGCATTCAGACCATCATACACAGTCCATGTAATTGTCACTAATCAGGAGTATGAAAGATACAACCCTGCATGGTATGAGCCAACCGATGACACGTTTGCGGATGATCTGGGTTTTGATATTGAGCCTACCCACTGGATGTTACCAAAGGAGGTATGAATAAACCTAAACTAATCAAGCAAGAGCATGGTGCCATTAATCCTTTTCTTCGGGATGGATACTTTGACCTAGACGGGAAACAGTACCACTCACTACTTGATTTGGTTAGTGCTGGTTACGATCACTTCTGGAATAAGCCTTGGCGGATAAAGGACAAACCCGCAGGTGTACCGAAAACATTTTTATTAACAATGGATAAGAAAGCATGAATTTTAAACCAGCAAAGACCTATGAACATTTATTAACTCAAGCAAAAGCACTTGCGAGAGTTGTTGATGCAAAGGAAGAAACGGAAAGTTTCTACAAAGAGCGGCAAGCCCCTATTAGGTGCAGAACCATCAACCGACTTAAAGCAGAGCTGGATTCAGAGAGGAAGGTTAATAAAATCCTCACAGCAGAAATTGAAGCACTTGAAGGGAAAATAGAATTAATGAAACTTCACTACATACTAGACACTGAGGAAAATGAATTTTAAAGAAGCATTCAAAAATAGTCGTTGGTCTATTAATCAATTAGCTGAGGAGTCAGGATTAAAGCCAGGGACAATACAAGGGTACATCTCCCGAAATAAACCAAGTCAAGTATTACTCAATGCGTTTAACAACCTTGAGGAGCGGCTAAAGCAAGGAATCGCTGAAGAGGATAAACTTGCTCGTAAGTATGGGTTCAAGGGATTAAACGAAAAAGGTAAGCAGAACCTTCAAGAGCGACTGACTAAAGAACCAATTTCCACACAATCCTCATTGGTCTCATTATGCAAGGAGGAGGCGACACCGCCCAAGGTCGCCCCTCCAATGCGTAAACTGGAAGCGGATCAATACAGTGGCACAATCGTATCGTTACCGATCAACCAATACCTCAGACGGGTAAAGCTTGATGATACGGACGAAGTGGTTGTCGCACAGTGCAAGAAAGATAAGTGGAGAGGAAATCGCCAGCGTGTGATCCTGAAGAAGGTTGGCGACATTTACTATGTAAGGGGATTACTATGAGCAAGCCAAGCAATCTCGACCTATACCTAGAGACTCAATCGGAATGGATTGGTGATTTAGATTTTGAAGATAATTCACGTGTCCATAACTGGCGTAACTACGTACCTTCTGCCATAATGGAGAGTTGGGATGATTTATCAAATCGAGAAAAGCTTCTCATTGCTATAGCTGCTCAAGAATCTGCGGATAAAGAAGAATGGGATTGATATGACGACTGACGAGATCTTAATCCTTGGAATAATTATTACAATCACCATCTATTTAATTGTGCGGTGAAGTTCTTTATTAAATGCACTCCCCCAAAGAGTACCCATCAGGGCTCCATGCGGATAATGAGGCGTAAGGATGGCACACAGTTCGTGGGGAAGTTTGCCAACAGTAAGGGTAAGAAGGTGCAAGATGAGTTGACTGCACTATTTATGCCACACAAGCCAGCACAACCAATGGATGGTCCACTTAAATTAAACGTGGCATGGTGCTACCCTTGGCGTAAGTCTGAGAAGAAATCCAACAAAGAGAAACATTGGATGTGGTGCGACACTCGACCTGACTGTTCCAATTTAATCAAGATACCAGAAGATATTCTCACGAGGCTTGGATTTGTCCATGATGACAGTCAGTTTGCCAAGATTGTGTTTAGTAAGTTCTGGGGAGATCATCCTGGTATCGCAATAGAAATCACGCCACTCTAAAAACATCTAACATATGGGGAAGATAACATACACTGACGAGATCAACCCGTACTTCGGGATACCATTCGACTACGATAGATTTCGTATAGATAGGGGTGAACTCAAACTCAACCTCTCTCCTGAGCGTATTGCTGGTATGTCTGACGCTGAGTTACAGACAGTCTATGATATTCTAGAGAACCAACCCAAGGCAGCATTGGAAGACCCTGTAGGTGCAGGATGGACACTCCCCTCATGGAATAGGGTCATGGATGCGTGGAAGGACACCAAGATAATAGTCATCTGGGCTGGAAATCGCTGCATCACAGGCGACTCATTAATATTGGACGCAGAGACAGGCGAGCACAGGCGAATTGACTCTATTAAAACCGAGCACAAAGTATGGGCAAGACATGGCGAGGTGGCAGTAATAGCACATGCTAGCAAACCATTTTGCAAGGGCAGGATGCCAGCCCTGGAGATAGTGTTGGGGAATGGTGAAGTATTTACATGCTCGCAAGAACACAGGGTTTTAGCGTTTGACATAAATTTCACACCAATGTGGATTCATGCTAAGGATCTAAAAACTGGGTATATGTTACCAACAGTTGAGAAATTTAATCCCTTTACCACATGGATCACAAAACATACACCTGTCATAAGTATAAGGAACGCAGGGGAGCATGAAATGTGGGACATGTCTGTCCTATTGTATGAAAACTATTACGCTTTAGGTTGTTTTCACCACAACTCAGGAAAAAGTTTTTTCGCCCACCGAGCTGCTGTACATACCGCCCGATCTATCCCTGACGCTAAAGCTTACATGTGGCACGTTAATGAAGAACGTAGCGTAGTAGACACACAACGTGGAGTATGGGACAGTCTGCCGATGGCGTACAAGCAGCAGAACAAGAAGAAGGGGCAGAACTTCTCCCTGAACTACTCACAGAAGAACGGCTTTAGTGGTAGCACCTGCATCTTGCCAAGCAGTGATCCTGATGTGGTAGAGGGCAGCAGTATCTTCTTTAAGTATTATACACAGTACCTCGCAGACTCTCAGGTTGCTGAGGGGTGGAACGCCCACTTGATCCACTTGGACGAAGAGGCTCCCCTCAAACTCTTTGAGACAATGATCCCCCGTCTCACTGACTTTCACGGGAGGTTGATCCTAACCTTCACTACACTGAAAGGATGGACTCCACTCATTAATGAACTACTACGGGGAGCCGAGACAACTAAAACCCGATACAGTAGCCTCCTGAATATGGATCTACCCATCGAGCAGGACTGTAAAACATGGGATAGTTGTAAGATCTTCTACTGGTGGACAGAAGACAATCCATTCATCGACTCGCAAGAGTTGGTAAAAATGTACAAAAACCGCCCACTTGAGGATAAACTTGCCCGTTTGTATGGAGTGCCAACCAATTCGCAGTATGGGAGGTTCCCTGGATTTAAACGCAACGTAAATGTAATTGCTCACGACGACTTGCCATTCATCAAAGATCCAAGCATGAAGGCGACTCGCTACTTCGTAACTGACCCTGGAGGGACAAAGCCTTGGGTTGCTGCTTGGTTTGCCGTTACACAAGAGGGGCTTGTGTACATATACAGAGAAACACCCACTGATGAGTGGGCAATACCTCACACGAATGGATCTGGGCGACCAGTAGGTAAACCAGGAAGAGGACAGAAACCTAATGGCTGGGGTTTTGACCAGTGGTATGAACACTTCACTGGACTTGAGGGTGATGAAGAGATCGAGATCCGTGTATGTGATCCTGGCTTTGGAACACAGAAGATTACCATTGGTGATGGGCAGACAGACATCTTTGCGGAAATGAGTGAGCGGGGATTTGATATGATCCCCTGTTATCGTGGGGAAGTGGAACCAGGAGTTGCTAAGATTAATGACCTCTTGGCGTGGGACGATACACAGCCATTAAGCCACAATAATCGCCCCAAGCTCTATATTAGTGACCAGTGTGAGAACATGATCACAGCAATGCAGGAGTTTAGTCACTGTGGTAAAGATGAGCACTTTAAAGATTTCATTGACTTGATCCGATATTTCATAGAGACAGGTGCGATGTTTATCAATGAAGACGACTGGAAGAGTACAAGTAGCGGAGGTTATTAGATGAAGATACACGAAATCAAAGAAATGCCAACCTCAACTGATCAGCTTGAGAAACATAAGAACTACCACGAGTCCTGCTTTAGATCCTACCAGATTCTTCAGAAAGTTAAAGAATGGCTGGAATACGACACACCCCCAAAGGTAATTAAGGAAATCATAGAAGAGCTTGAGAGGTAGGCAGTGAGTGTAATTAACATAGACGGAGATTGGTGCTTAGTAGTAGATGGTGACATCCTCGCTGTCTTCACTGACCGACCTGCTGCAAGAAGATTTCTATTATGGAAAGGAAAGAAGCATGAAGCTAATAATCCAGACAGATGACAAGACCTGCTCCACTGAATGGGTCCATGACGAACTTTCGACCGACGAACTGTGTGAGGCTTTTAAGTGTCTCCTTATCGCCTATGGGTATCAGGAGGATTCCGTGATTAGTAGCATGGAGGATATTGTAGAAGCAAGATTAGTAGACTAACCAAGAAACAGAAATAGACATGAGCGAAGAAAAGATACTGAAACTAAAACGTGCTTACACAGAGGTAATCTGGATGGCAATGCGTTACGCTAACGGGAGATCTACTTATGCACCAAGTATGGTGCGTGACTCCATCAAGGAGTTCCAGGAGGTATTTCCAGACTGGACCCCTAAGAATGACCCAACTCTAAAAAGTGATCGTGAGTCAGGGTATGTAGCACCAGCAGGCTTAGATTCCGATTGGCTAGATGATTTGGTGGACCAATGAAGGCGACACATATAATTAAGCCAATTAAACACCGAGCGGGAATAATCACGCCAAATTCTTACTCAATATACTAAATTTTACCGAACAGTAAAAACTAGACATTACAGTAGAACTGACTGATCTGCCCCTGAGTCTTATGTAACTCAAAAGCCTGCATCCCCCGCTGATTACCAACATACCCACTGTGACTGTGCCACGCATCACTACTTGCCAGTGAACTAAGGTAAGTTACCTCAAGCCCCGCCTTCTCATCTACCACTACAGGGGCAATGGTCTTCCTAGTATGGATATGACCTAACCTAGCGTACCTATACCTAGTCTCTCCCCACATTACAGGCATCTCCGCAGCAACCAACTGTGGCCACTTATCCGCCTTTACCCTATCCCCGTGACCATAACAGGATAAACAACTACCCCACTTCGCATACTTCCTGATAGTCTTCTGGTCACAGACACTCACTCTATCTACCCCATCGTAGTAAGCTCGCAGCACTTCACTAAGCCAAACGCTACTGATCGGATCGTGGTTCCCAGCAATTACATAAATCTCTATCTGCTCGGTAGCCATAGCCAATAAGTCCACCGCATCCTTACAGGCAGCAATCAACTTCCCTATCACAAGACTGTGCCTCGTATCCACATCAAGCACATGACCACTCGCTGGCGTCTGGTGCGTATTATTATCCGCATGTAATTGATCCCCGCCTAATACCAACCTAATCGTCTTCGGGTAACTGAACCTCTGCAAGAACCCCGTTACCGAATCCAGCAGCCTCTTCCTAGCTATATCCGTATCGTAATCAGAATCACCAGTCTCATCACCACACGCATACATCCCAAAGTGTAAATCATACAAACAAATCTCCGCACAGATATCCTCGCCCACCTCCCACTCCTGCTTAGGTAACTTCACATCCACCGCACTAGCCCTACCACACAACTCCTCCACAAACCTCAACCACGTTCGTGCCTCTGGCTGGGTCTTCTGCCACTCCATCACCACTTCCCCATCCTTATATAAAGTAGATATCCCCGTCAGCGGCAACCCATTGTCCCCAACACTAGGCGTATTCCTCTCATCATCCTCATCCACCACCAAAGATGGTTGACCCGTCGCCTTTAAGTTAGGGTTCTTAATATTCTCCTTCCAGCCCCTGTACTTCGCACTACGTACCACATCTGTCACACTCGTCCTGGTAACCCCCAAATGATCCGCTACAGCCCTGTGTGTACCCAACTTATTCAATAAGTCCGTAACCTCCTTCTGCCTCGCTGTGAGTGGCCTGTACTTTACCTTCCTGATCTTACTCATAATTAGCCTCTGTTAAAAACCACACCCACTTACGCTAATCCAAACACCATGGCAAGCCAAGAACTTTATAGTTGCCATCCCTGCTCAATCTTTAGTAAACCACAACACACCATGGCTAACAATCGACTATACCTTAAATGTAAACGTACAGGAGAACAAATACTCCTCGCTAAATACTACCCATCCACAGGTTGGTATTCACCAAAAGATAACCTAATTAAACAACTCAATGATATGCTGGAACGAGACAGCTTCCCAAACACCACCCACAAGTACGCAGAACAAGAAGGTATCAAAGCACAAGGTGGTATGTATGACGCACATGCACACGAACTGGTCTATGAAGAGGAGGAAGAAGCATGAATCCTCTTAATATCTACGAATACTGGATCGACACCCCGTGGGATTGCTCTCACTCCTATGCCATTATCGCAGAATCACAAGAACAAGCAGACTCCATGTATTATGCCGCTCTAGGCTCAGATGAAGGTAAAGCCAAAGATAGTACCACAAATATAAAGTGTGCCGTGCAACCAATAAAATCAGGGGTGATTATTAAACCATATGGATACGACGAGTGTGGACTCACCATTTCTATACACCAAGAGGACAAGTCTAAGTAAGGACAGGTTTATGCACTATTTTTGCGAGGGGGTAGTCAGGCTAATAGTAAAAGCAGGCGAGCGAGTCCGTACCCCCGCCCCCCCATGCCTAACTAGGCTGCGTGTGTGATGCGTAAGTTAATATCGTACGTCCAGTAAGTTGTGTGCGTACCGATGCCATGCGTGTAAGTTTGGACTGCGTGTGCTTGTCGGTGATGCGTGTAACCTGATTGACGGGCGGTCTGTAGGTTACGTGCCCAGGTGCTCAGTCAGTAGGGAATGTGGATTCTGGGAACGTGAAGGTCGGCTTGGTTAGGCCTATCCTTTGCACTATACTACACTGCACTTGTGTCTTGCGTCCTGTAGTTTGCTTGGCTATCTATTGGAGCTGCATTCCAGTCGATTAGCTTTATCCTTTTGGAGTAGTGCTTGCACTGACGACGCTGGCGGGCCTGGGAAGCCAGCACTTGGGGTAAGACCACAATCAATAGGGGTAAATGTGGGAGTGGAAAAAAGTGCTGTCAACTATATAAGTTACACGTGTGTGGTGGTGGGGGATTCTCAGTTTGCTTAAAAGTGAATTAACTTGAATGGCATTTTTATTCATTTGGTATTTTCTGAGGGAAATGTGAGAGTGTACCCTACGGGTAGAAAAATAGTTTGAAATATTTCTTGACCTTACACTGCATTTCGTGGTTTTGTATTTGTGTTCGCTGGGATGAGCCAGTCGGACAACCTCTTAAAAATCCTTATGAAAAAGCCAAAGAAAAAGCCAGAGACAAAAAGATTATTCAGAGTTCGACTCTATTCAATAGAGAACGGCTGGACTTATCAAACTTTTCATAGCCTAGCGGAAAACGAATTGCTGGCAATAAGTCATTGTGTTGAGCAATTGATTGAGACGGGTCAACACTTTTCCAGTATTCACTCGGTAAATATGTATCAATAACTAATAGAAATTCACTGATTAAACTTTAACTCTAAAAATATCCTATGAAAAAACCAACTTCCTATTTACTCCATGACGGCATCTTGCCAAGCGGAGATGCGTTCATAGTTACTGCTACAATTCAGTCTAATAACCGCAAAACAGGCAATATGATCCAGATTGCGATCCTACTAAAAGACCACCATCCGGTAGCAGGTGTAAAATCGGGCTTAGATGCCCGCACCATTTGTGAGGGCTGCCCGTTTGCTTCAGGAAACGGATGCTATGTAAATGTCGGGCAGGCTCCGGCGGCGATCTGGAAATCCTACCAAAAGGGAAACATTCCTTTTTTACGCCCAAAAGATTACGTTCAGGTCTTTTCCGGTAGGAAGGTTCGCTTTGGCTCTTATGGGAACCCTACGTTAATTCCTTTATCCATTGTGAAGAGCATTGCATTAATTTGTGATGGATGGACGGGTTATTACCATAATTGGAAGTCCATGAAGCCAAAAGAGGCGAAAAGCTGGAATGCTTACTTCATGGCAAGTACTGAGACAAAAGATTCACTAGCAATGGCAGAAAAGCTTAAATTGAGGACTTTTCACGTAAGTCCTGAAAAACCTGATTCCCATATTGAATGCTTGTCGGATTCACATGGCATTGAATGCTCAAAATGTCTGCTTTGTGTTGGAGGTAGGAATGCAAAGTCTATTTGGATCAATCCACATGGCAGCGGAAAGAAAAAAGCCGTTAATGCGGCAATGAATTAATGCGTTGGATGGGTGGGGTGGATCCAATTTTTAACCAATAACTAATAGAATAATATGAGAAACAAATATCCAAGCAAATGCTCCCAGTGCGGAACGAAAGTAAACCCTGGCATGGGAACTATCCGCAAAGCTGGAAGACGCAAATGGAGCTGCACCTGTCTTGAATGCAAACCTTTGTCCGCAAGTGAAGCAATGGCCCTTTCTGATGGTAATGAAGACCATGCAGCGGGTCTTTACGCTGCATCTCAATCTCAGGGCAGGGGATATCGTTCCTGGGGTGCTTATATTCCCAGCACAGGGTCTTACATCTATCAGAACAAAAACGGGCGTTGTGAAGATGCACCATGTTGTGGGTGCTGTTCGTAATCTAGTCACGCAAGGAAATTCACCAAACACCATTAACACCATGACAACTATCAAATCAAAATCAGGCTCCATCCTAGAGCTGCCTTATGGCATTAATAAAACCCTATCAGAAATCAGGGGCATCATCTACCGCATTGACTGCGGTGCAAAGATCATCACCACCGATGACTATAGCATCCATGACCTTATAAAACGTGGATTTTGGGGTCTTAAAAAACACGTATCATGACCATCTATCAAATCAACCTAGTGCTCTCCATCCACAATCACGACAACCTGTCACGCAAGGCGGAAGGGTTGTTATTGTGAAGTATTGCACAGTCTGCCGCACCAAGCTCCAGGTCATCGACACAAGAGAGCTGGGCGAAAACCAGGACAACGAGCGTGGTCATCCATGTGTCCGTCAAGGCCAAATAGCAGGCTTCAGCAATGGACTTGTGAGAGAGCGTAAATGCCCGTCCTGCAATCGTCGCTATTTCACAAGGGAAATGGTGATCCACGTCAAAGAACCTAAACCCAAACATTTCCTTGACAAGCAAGGCAATTCATGAAATTCCTGCATGTCTCTAAACCCATAACTCAAAAATCCTATGAAAAATCTAGCAAAGGCACTCTTGCAGTGCCACCAAGACATGCCAAATGTTGGCAATAATGCAGTCAACGGACATTTCCGCTCTGACTATGCGACACTCGACCATATTATCGAGTTGTGCAAACCCGTATTCCTTAGCAATGGAATCATCCCACAGGAAGGGTGTTGTGATGGCAAGGTTGCAATGCAGCTCCTCCACGCTGAGAGCGGGGAAGTTGACGCAATGTGTGAAATCGAGTTGACTTGTAAGGACCCCAGCAATCCCCAGCAGGCAAAGAGTGCGGAGACTTACGCAAGGCGTAGACTCTGGCAACTTAAAGCAGGGATCTGTCCTGCTGGTGAGGACGATGACGCAAATAGTGCATCACAAGGCGACTCTAAGCCCGTCAAGCAAGGCACGGGCAAGATTGGCCTGCCACAGAAGACTGTGGACGCATTCGGATCCGAGGGTGAGCTTGTTTTAAGCTACCTTGTGAGCGTTAAGGCTATCACTGAGGGTCAAGGCTTCGATGACATCCAGAAATGGCGTTCTGAGATCATTGCAGACCCTCAGAAGATACTTGAGAATGCTAGCCAGCATCAAATCAACTTGAAAGGCAAGAAATGAAGCTTGAACTCTATCAAATCATCTTAGCAGTAGCCATACCATGGACACTGCTGACAACTCTCATCGGGTGGGGATTACTCCACTCAAACAAACAATACCGCAAACGCCAAGCAATCAAATACCCATACGAACATGAGTAATAATTACACCACAACAGGAGCAATCCACGCCATCACCGAGCCAGAGCAGGCGGGTGGAGCCACCAAGCAGTCCGTCATTTTAGATGTGACCGACAAGCCAGAGTATCCGACGTATGCAAAGTTCGAGTTCTTCGGCAAACTCCATGATAAGTTCTACCAAGTTCTTGCTGGCTTATCTAAGGGTAAGACCATCACCCTACACTGGTCTATTTCTGATCGTGAATGGAACGGGAAATGGTTTGAAGGCAAGCGTGTCTGGAAGATTGACACTGGTGAGCAAGCTGCACCACAACCAGCACAGGGGCAACCTGCTCCATTTACGCCAAATGCTGATAATGTAGCACCATTCTAATAAGAACCAATGAAAAGAAACTATATAGATATCGAAACACAAAAATGGGGTGGTGCCCCTGAGTTTGATCCTGGCACTGTCAAGCTAGGCAACGTGAAAGACCCAGTCAAGGTAGCGGCTAAGGTCGAGGAGGCTCGTGCTTCCTACCAAGATAAGCTTGCCCTTGATCCAATGACGGGTCAGGTGCTTGCGATAGGAGTGCATGACCACAGCAATGGATACGTTGCTATTCATGGCGACAATGAGCAGGAAGTCCTGGCGGAGTTCCTACCTTGGCTGAATAACGAACTGTTCCATCAGCACTATATCTGTGGCTGGAACCTCAAAGGATTCGACCTGCCATTCATCAGGCATCGTGCATTCCTGCATGGCCTTGGTCATCTGGTGCCAGTGGTGCTGTATGATAACCGAGGCTATGAACATAGCTGCATCAAGGATCTCATGCTCATCTGGTCTTATGGCAAGCGAGGCTCCGATGCGTGGGTTGGACTTGACAAGGTGGCTAAATTCTTGGGACATCCAGGAAAGCGAGGCATATCAGGCAAGGAGTTTGCCGAGTATTATCATGGATCTCCTGAGCAGCAACGCATGGCAATGGAGTATCTTAAAACTGATGTCTACATGCTGGAGTATATAGCAGACAGGATATTGTTCTAATCAATTTGCAGGTCAGCACTATGTCGGTAAGTACGGAAACGATTACAGCGAAGGGATTCGCTAGAGCGGCTAAGGTGCTGGCTTGCTTCACTTTTAACCAACACTAAGAAACTATGAAACCAAAAGAACTACAATGGCAGGAGATGTCAAACAACTGTATCGGTGCAGTGTCAGACTATGGCACGTACATCATTAATGGGAATGACAACTCAATGCAGTTCACCCCATTTAGTCCAGCAGAGCGTCAACAGTTTGCGACAACAACTCTGGCTATGGATGCAGCGGATGAACTGAACCACAAACACTGGAGACTCATCGGGCTGGCAGTTACTCATGAACAATCAGGAGATTAAAGAACAGCTACGCTATCGTGAAGGCAGTGTATTTGAGTGCTGTGAGGGATGCAAATACTTCACCACTACGGAACATCGGTATCTGCCTGAAAAGGTGTATCACAACTGCACTCGAATGACATCGCTGGGGGCTAGTGTCGGGCCAGAACCGCACTGCTACTGCGATGAATATCAACCTAAGTAACCAACTATGAAAAACCAACCAAAACAAATACAACACTTACTTACGGAAGTTAATTGCAGGCTAGAGCATGGCGTAGAAGATCCACACCTACAATACGTGCATGAGCAATTGAAGTTAGCAAACTCCGCACCCATAATACAGGAGCACCACATTGCAGACCTTTGCTCACGCATTGCTAACGAGTTCGGGAGTGCTCTTGCTGATTACTGGAATACCAAGTGCATCGAGAAAGAGTTGCCACCTATACATGATAGCGGTGATTGCCGTAGCATTATTGCATCACACATTAAGGAATGGAGTGAAACAATCCTAGCCAACTAACACTTGACACGACTACCGCCTGCACTACTGTAGGTGACTTAATCGAATCTTCCACCTCGGTTACATGAAAAACTTTACCCATCACATAACCCGCAAGTTGATCGTTCGTTTAGCAAAGCTATTCGGTGGAAGGCGATCCTTGCGGGTTGTTTATTTTTGATATGAAAAACTCGTTCATACTTTACAACGACTTACTGCCGACTGTGGAAAAGCTATCAGACGAAACAGCAGGCAGGTTGCTGAAGATGATTTTGCAGTATGCCAATGGAGACAATCCAACAACCGACGATCTTGTGCTGGATGTAATCTTTGGATTGGTGCAGCAGCAAATCAAGCGGGATACCAAGAAGTATTCTGAGTACATTAAAAAGCAACGGGATAATGGGAGAAGGGGCGGTAGGCCAAAGAAGCCAGCGGTTAATCAGGAAACCCAAAAAACCCAACCCTTTTTAGAAAAACCCAAAAAAGCTGACAATGATAATGTTAATGTAAATGACAATGTAAGTGCTAGTGTTAATAACAAACAAGATACTCCCCCCATAATCCCCCCTAAAGGTGGGAAGCGTGGAACACAAATTCCTGATAAGTCATATTTCGATATGTCGGTTGCTGAAAAATACAGCATGAACCCAGATATAGCTTTCGAGATATTTGAGCTTTGGGCGACATCTAAAGGACAGATCTACAAGGACTGGAATGCAGCATGGAGGAAAGCTTGCTGCGACTGGCTACCTGAAAGACACGCAAAGGTTAAAGCCAACCAACAGATACAATCAGTTGCAGATATTCAAACCACCTTAGTCGAGCCTATCAATTGGAAAGAAGTAAAGCTACGCTACCCAGAGGATACGCAGCAACGCATCGGTGACACATGGGAGGATGTGCCAGATGAGTTGAAAGGATATTTAATTGAGGACTGCAATAAGCAAGGTAAAGCATGACAAACCCACCAGTAAATGAGCAAGCAGAGAAGGTTGTTCTCGCAAGTACCTTCCTCAAGAACGATATAGTTGGCGACTGTATCGCAGTAGGCATTACCGAGGACTGCTTCACTACGCAGCTACACAAGGATGTATGGAATGCAGTGCATCACCAGTTCATCAACGGACAGGAATTTGATGAGTTGGTTATCTCGATGGAGATCAGAAATAGGTATCTCCCAGAAGATGTAAACTTATACCAAGAGATTAGCACCCTCACAGAAGCCGCACAAACTACAGTCAGCACCCCGATCTACGTTTCCGAGTGCATTGATACCAGAAATTTACGCAAGGCCCATCACGTAGCTTTATCAACGCTTGATGATATTGAGAAAGGAACACCCTACCAAGAGATCCATAAGAACATCACCGACACACTCTCCGAAACCGACACAGGTGCTGCCTTAGACATTAGCATTCCAGAAGTTACACAGAAGGTAATTGAGGAGACAAAAGAACGGAACGCAAAACGCATTAAGCACATCGGACTCAGTACAGGTTTCGGATTGATAGACCACATCCTCGGTGGTTTGCGGCCTGAATCCAACAACATCCTAGCGGGTCGCCCAGGTGGAGGCAAAACGACTTACGCCCTACAAATCGCAATCAATAACCTAGCCCAAGGTATTCCAGTACGCATCCATTCTCTCGAAA